TAACCCAAGGCGTGCATCTTTCTTAGCACGAATGGGCGGTATGCGTGGGCCAGAGCGTGACTCTAAAGGTAAACCCACTAGACTTCTTCTTAGCCTAAAGGCATGGGGAGCATCGTCAAAAGCTGACGCTAAGTCTAAAGCAGCAGCAATTAGCAAAAGGAATAAAAAGAATGCCTAACAAAATTGAAAATAAAAAAATGACAGGGCAAGCCCCTGCTGCCAAAACATTATTGAGGCAAATACAAGGCGAACTAAAGAAAACAGTTGGCTATGATGGGCAGTCTAAGTTTGAAAGCGACTTTACCACAATAAAAGGTAAGCGTGTTGAAAAATTAATGTCTCCAAGAAAAGTTGCCAGTGCTATATCTGCAGGATTTGATGCAGCTAAAAGAAAGGTAACAGGCCAAGAGAGTCGATCTTCTTTGCTGCAAAGAGAGAAAAAAGTAAAACGTCTCCTTAAAGACTACAGAGCAGGGAAGCCCCAGTAATGGCTAATGGATTGTATGCAAACATGAATGCACGTAAGAAAAAGGGAACAAGTAGATCTAAGAAGAACTCTACTATTAGCGATAAAGCTTACAAAAATATGAAAGCTGGCTTCCCTAAGAAGAAAACTCTATTAAAAAAGGATAAATAATGGCTTGGACATTTAAGAATGGTGACGCATATACAGGCGACACACACGAATTAGCTGGCATGACTTACTCTGGAAAGACGCGTACTCGCGATTCTAAGCCTCTGCTAGAGGTAAAAGAGGCAGCAAAGCCTAAGAAAGAACGAAAAACTAGAGCGACACCCTTTAAAAAGGAAAAGTAACCTTGAGTTTTCTAAATACATTGCAGCCGAAAGAGCGCGATACATTGCGTAGGGTGGTGCGTATAGTACATATGAAGCATCATCCCAAGCATTTTCAGACAGATTTCGAAGCTGATAAAATTATTGAGGCTATTGGCCCCGAGATTGCAGCTAGAATGATTAAAGTTGGCATAGATAATAAGATATTAGATAAGTGATAGATTTTAAATACAGGCCAGATGGCGAAGTTGTTAAGGCGTTTATGAAAGACGACACGTTTTTTCGTGGCATTCGTGGGCCTGTTGGTTCTGGCAAGTCAGTATCTTGTTGCGTAGAAATTTTTAGACGCGCACTAGCGCAGAAGCCTAATAAGCAGGGCATACGCCGCAGCAGATGGGCAATAATCCGTAATACAAACCCACAGTTAAAGACTACAACCATAAAAACTTGGCTTGATTGGTTTCCAGAAGACGCATGGGGCAAGTTTACTTGGTCTGTTCCCTATACACATATGATAAAAAAAGGCGATCTGGAGCTTGAAGTCCTCTTCTTAGCACTTGATAGGCCAGAAGATGTTAAGAAATTGCTGTCTTTAGAGCTGACAGGCATATGGGTTAACGAAGCTAGAGAGATTCCTAAGTCAATTATTGATGCATGTACCATGCGTGTAGGTCGTTTTCCCTCTATGCGTGATGGCGGTGCTACTTGGACAGGTGTTATCTGTGATACTAACGCACCAGAAGAAGATCATTGGTGGCCTATAATGTCTGGCGAAGTGCCAGTACCCGACCATATACCGCGTGAACAGGCTAAAATGCTGGTGAAACCCGACAACTGGTCGTTTTATACCCAGCCTAGCGGTATGGTAGAAAAGTTTGACGAAGATGGGGAGATAGATGACTATGTGCCTAACGATGTTGCAGAGAATAGGGAGTATATGCGCGAGGATTACTACCCAAATCTAATACGCGGTAAGACAAAAAGCTGGATTGACGTATACGTTATGAACAAATTAGGCTCAATCCAAGAGGGTAAACCTATCTATCAGATGTTTGCAGCCGATATGCACGTAGCAAAAGAGGAAATACCTATCGCTGCTGGCGCACCCCTATACATTGGTATAGATTTTGGGCTTACCCCTGCTGCTACAATGGGGCAAAAGGTACGCGGAAGGTGGCTAATACAGCAAGAAATCGTTGCATTTGACATGGGTATCGTTAGATTTGCAGAGGTATTGCGCCAAGAGATAGCAACTAGGTTCTCTACATGCTCCGAGGTATTTATATATGGCGACCCTGCTGGTGATTTCCGCGCTCAAACTGATGAATCAACGCCGTTTCACATACTGCGTGGTGCTGGTTTGCGTGCTTTCCCTGCCCCTTCTAACTCTGTTGACCTAAGATTAGAGAGTGTTGCGTCCCAATTACAGAAAATGGCAGACGGAAAGCCAGCATTTCTTATAGATCCTCGCTGCCAGCAGCTAATAAAAGGCTTTGAAGGTGGGTATCAGTACAGACGTATGGAGGTTTCGGGCGAAAGATACGCCGATAAACCTGACAAAAATATGTTTTCACACGTACATGACGCATTACAGTACCAAATGTTGGGGGCTGGAGAGGGCAGAGCCTTAATAAACAACCAGAAACCAGCGTCTGCTACTGTTGCAAAGTCAACATTTAATGTATTTGATAGCCGAAAGAAGCCACAGCGCAGACAAGGATTGTGGTCAAGACTCTAAATTGTGCATTGAAAATTATTCTTTTCTGTGCCAACCAATGTAAAACAACCAAGGAGAATAATATGTGTGGTGGCGGTAGCAAAAGAAGCCAAGCTGATATAGATGCTGAAGCAAAAGCAGCAGCCGATGCTCGTATAGCAGCGGAAGATGCAAAGCGTGAAGAGATTGAAGCGAAAGCTGAAAAGAAACGTGAAGATATTGGTGAAGCAGTAGAGTCACGCTCTGAAAGCAGAAGTATGCGCGGTGGTAAAGGTCGTCGTTCTTTGTTTAAAGCTGGCGGTGGTGGATTTTTAGATCGGTTTAGTTAATGGATAAAACAGCCAAGCAGTACATACAAAAGTATGAGAAAGCCAAGTCCTTTCGCGAGAACTGGGTTCCGTTGTTCGAGGAGTGCTATGAGTATGCACTGCCTCAACGTGAAAGCTTTTACGCTGAAACTGCTGGGCAAAGACGCGATGATCGCATATTTGACGAGACTGCGGTGGTTGGTGTTCAAGAGTTTGCTAGTCGCCTCCAATCTGGGCTTGTACCTAATTTTGCTAGGTGGGCTGATCTCATGGCTGGTAGTGAAGTTCCTCCAAATCAGCGCGAATCTGTTGATAACGAGCTTGACGAAGTAACAGAATACGTCTTTGAGATACTACAAAACTCCAACTTTAGCCAAGAAGTACACGAATCCTTCATGGATTTAGCTGTTGGTACTGGTGTTTTATGCGTAGAAGAGGGCGATGCACTCAATCCTGTCAACTTTTCTGCCATACCATTGCCTCATGTGGTGCTAGATACTGGCCCAGATGATAGAATTGACCACGTTTTCCGTGAAAGAAAGGGTGTAAAGTACGATCATCTAGCTATGATGTACCCAAATGGTACGCTTGATCCTAAAGTTATGAACTATATGGGGTCAGATAAGACAACAACTGTGCTAGAAGTTATATGTCGTGACTATTCTGTAAAGAATGAAGAGGCTTATCTAAGCTATGCGTTCTGTATGACTACAAATACTGTACTAAATTACAAACAAATGAAGGGTAACGGCTCGAATCCGTTTATATGCTTCCGTTGGTCTAAGTGTGCTGGCGAAGTTTATGGTCGCGGCCCACTAATTAACGCATTATCTGCTATAAAAACTACAAATCTTACCATTGAAATGATACTTGAGAATGCACAGATGGCTATCTCTGGCATATACCAAATGGAAGATGATGGCGTAATAAACCCAGATACAATACAGTTAGTCCCAGGATCTATCATACCAAAAGCTATGGGATCTAGCGGATTGCAGCCTATTCGTGCAGCAGGGAACTTTGATGTAGCTCAGTTGGTGCTAGGTGATATGCGTCAAAACATAAAACGTGCGCTATATAACGATATGTTAGGCAATCCAGACAAAACACCAGCGTCAGCAACAGAAGTAGCAGAGCGTATGGCAGACCTTTCTAGGCGCATGGGTGCTGCTTTTGGTAGGTTACAAGCTGAATTGGTTCAACCCGTACTACAGCGCGTTATTTACATCCTTAAAAAGCAAGGACGCATTGATGTACCTACAGTAAATGGACGTGAAGTTAAGATACGTTCGGTTTCTCCGCTAGCTCAAGCGCAATCTAACCAAGATATTTCTAGTGTTGGACGCTTCCTTGAGATGGTTGCTGGTACATTTGGGCCAGAGATGTTGCAGCTACTTATTGATGGTGAGCAAACAGCTATACATCTAGCTAAAAAGTTTGGCGTTCCTGAAAGCTTGATTCGCGATGAAGAACAGCGTAAACAAATAGCTGCATTAGCGCAACAAATGGCGCAACAACAAGCGCAGCAACAGCAAGGTGAGATGGTTGAACAGCAAGGTTAATATTGGAGTCGATGGTTATCAGAGAGCTACAAGTCAAGATCTCCAGATTAGCCAGAATATTGCTGAAACATTTAGTACCCCTGCTGGTGAGGCTGTTTTAAAGTATTTGCGTTCAGTTACTATTGAAATGGTACATGGGCCTAATGTGACCACAGAAGAACTAAGACACCATGAAGGTCAGCGTTATATCGTTGGCCTTTTAGAGCGTCGAGTATCACATGCACATAGGAGTAAAAACAAATGAATGACATACCAGTAGGATCAGAGCAGTCTACACATGGTGAAGCAGAAGAGCGTGACTTCGTAGTTGCTGAAGACGCGGCTCCAGCTAGACCAGAATGGTTGCCAGAAAAGTATAAGAGTGGTGAAGATTTAGCTAAAGCTTATAAAGAACTAGAGTCTAAGCTAGGCACTAAAGAAGAAGATCTGCGCGCACAGTTTAAAGAAGAGTTTGACTCTAGTAAGAATGCTGATCGCCCTGCATCTGCTGGTGAATATGCATTACCAGACTTTGTAGATGATGAAGAAGCAGTTGATAACGAGCTATTAAAGTGGTGGGCTGAACAATCTTACGACAATGGGTTTGGTCAAGATAAGTTTGAAAAAGGTATTGAGATGTATCTTCAAGCATTAGATGGGTCTGCTCCTGATCTTGATGCTGAAGCTGCAAAGCTAGGGGAGAATGCAGATCAGCGTATTGAGTCAGCTTCAATGTTCGCTACTAAGTTCTTCCCTAGCGAAACTATGCCAGCAATCGAGCGTTTGTTTGAAACGCACGAAGGTATTGTAGCTATGGAAGCCATACAAGAAGCTATGAAAGATGGCTCATTTGCTGGTGACGCTACCCCAGCAGCTGGTCTTTCAGAGGATAGCTTAAAGGAAATGATGCAAGATCCTAGGTACTGGAGTAAGAATGATCCAGCATTTGTTCGGCAAGTAGAGGCTGGCTTTAAGAAGCTTTATGGAAGCTAAGATAATAAAGCGTGGTAATTTTTACCTAACGCCATTTACAAAAGATCATGTTGAAGAAGTAATTTCCAACTTGAGTCCAGAAAATGTCAGGGAGATAAATCTCCTTGGCTATCATAACGTCAGAGAATGTATTGAAGAGATGATGAAATACTCTGATTGCTACCTAGTACGCAAAGAAGGTGAGGTATTTAC